CCCTCGGACGCTTCGCACCATCGGAAGCTCCAGCGGAAGTCAAGGTCTCCGACTCTGACATGCTGCGCTCCCTCGCAAGTGGCGAGCGTCGCTTCGCTGAGTTCGGCCCAGAGGCCGCTGAGAAGCGGACCCTCTCGAAGCTGTCCGCAGGCGCTGGAGCGAACACCGTCCCAACGTCCTTCTACGACCAGCTCATCGTCGCCCTCAAGGAAAACTCGACGGTCATGGCTGCGAACGCCATGCTCATCGAGACCGCCGGCGGCGAAGGCCTCCAGGTACCGACCGCAGCTTCTGGCTCCTTCCCTACAGCGGCCCTCGTCGCAGAGGCTGGCACCATCGGAGCATCGGACCCGGCCTTCGGTCAGGTCACCCTCGGGGCGTACAAGTACGCATTCCTCACACAGGTCAGCTCTGAGCTGCTCTCCGACGCTGCAGTCAACATCGAGGCCTTCTTGGCTCAGGTTGGCGGACAGGCTCTCGGGAACGGCTTCGGCGCTGCGACCATTACCGGCACCGGCTCATCCCAGCCAGTCGGCATCGCTGGCTCTGCAGGCTTCGCCACCGTCGCCTCGGCTTCTGGTTCAGCCGCTGCGGGCTTCTTGCTCAATGACGTGCTGACCCTGATGCACTCCATTACTCGGCCTTACCGTGAGAACGCCAGCTTCATCTGCAACGACTCCGTCATGCTGACGCTGCGCAAGTTGCGCGATCTGTCCGGCGGCGCTGGCACTGGTCAGTACCTCTGGCAGCCATCGAACCAAGCAGGCACGCCTGACTTGCTTCTCGGCAAGCCGATCTACACCGACCCGAACATGCCAACCGTGACAACCACGGCCGGCAAGGGTCTCGCATTCGGTGACTGGGGACGTGGAGTTATGGTCCGCATCGCCGGCGGCGTTCGCGTTGAGTCCAGCCAGGACTACGCATTCAACACCGACCTGAACACCTTCCGCTTCATCATGCGCGGAGATTCTCAGATCATCGACGCGGCAGCAGCTCGGGTGCTCACCTATCTGACCTAATCCGTTAGCTGAAGGGCGCACGCTGGGCCTCGGTCCAGTGTGCGCCTCAAGGCATTATCGAAAGGGGCACAGATGCCCGCTATCCGTTTACAGATCGCAGCGTCCGGCTTTGAGTCCGGCGCAGTCGTCGAGGCCGACAAGGCCACAGCCGACAACCTCATCATGAACAACTTCGCTACACGCGCCGACAAGGACGAGATCGTCGTCGGCACACTGGAGACCGCTTCGGTCGATCTCAGCGTGGAGAACGCAGCACTAGCGACACCACGCGGCCGCAAGCCTAAAGCCTCCTAAAGATGCACAGGGACGTTCTGGAGTGGGTTCAGAGGTGGGCAACCTCTGGGCCGAAGAACGTCCTTGATGTCGGCGGGCGAGACATTAACGGTCACGGGCGCTATCTCTTCGACTCGACCTCGACCTTCGAGATCATCGACCTCGTCGAGGCTCCCGAGGTGACATGGGTCGGCGACGTCTTGGACTTCGCCTCAGTCGAAACCTTCGACGTCGCCCTCTACCTTGAGGTGGCCGAGCACACTGCCGAATGGCCCGAGCACATCCGCCACATTTCGCACCTGGTCGACCCTCACGGCGGCCTCTTCGTCTTTACCGCTGCAGGTTACGGCCGAGCACCTCACTCAGCAGCCGACGGCGGACGCCTGCAGCCGGGCGAGCACTACCAGAACATAGCCCCAGACGCGCTCGCTGCAGTGCTGGAGAGCTGCTTCTCGAAGCACGTTCTCGACATTCACGGCGAAGACGTCCGAGCGGCGGCATGGAGATGACCGAATGACCATCACGAACGGCTACATCACAAGCGCCGAGGCTCAGGCCTATACGGGCGTCAACCTCGTCGGCTCGACAGCACTGCTTGACGATGTCGTCACGGCGTCGAGTCGCCTGATCGACGAGCACTGTGGCCGCCACTTCTACTCCGAGACATCCATTCGCTACTTCGACACCGATGATTCTCAGATGCTCACGCTCGGAGCGTTTAACGATCTGACCTCGGCGACCTCGATCACCGAGGACACCGACGGAGACGGACTCTATGCCACGACCTACTCGGCGAGCGAGTACCAGCTCGGCCCAGTCGGAGCAGCGACGAGAGCTCCGATAGCTGAGCCGTTCACCGAACTCAGGCTCCTCGATAACGTCACCTTCTCGGTCGTCGTCCCGACTGGCCGGCGTGGACTCATCAAGATTAACGGGACATGGGGCTGGCCTGCAGTCCCGGTCGAAGTCAAGCAAGCCTGTCGGATCATCGTCGCCGAGGTCATGAAGCTGGAGTCCGCTCCGCTCGGGATCGTCGGCTTCGCAGACTTCGGCGTGACTCGGGTCTCGAAGTCAATGAGCCCTCGGGCGGTCCAGATGCTGCAGCCTTATCGCCACGGCGGGAACTTCGGCATCGCGTGAGCGAGATCACGAACGGCGAGATCCGAGACGCTATCGCCTCGGCGCTTTCAACCTGTCCAGGAATAAACATCTACCGCTTCCCGCCTGAGGACATCGCAGCGCCGGCCGTCTTCGTCGCTGGCTTCACGATCCGCCCGCTCAGCTTCGACGGCTACCGAGAGACCTCGGTCGACGTCACCGTCATGGTCTCGCACCGTCACGTCGACCAGCTCGCCCTCCTCGATGCGATGCTCGACAGTGAGGGCAGCTCCTCAATCGTCGCCGCCATCGACGCCGCAGCGAGCCCAGACGTCAACCTTCGAGTGAACACCATCGGGAACTACCGAGAGGTCAGCATCGCAGACGTCCCCTATTACGCCGCCGATATAACCGTCGAGGTCTTGACCTAATGGCAACAACGAACAGCGCTCAGCTCTTCGGGCAAAGAATCATTAACTACGGCGAGGCCATCGCCAACGCAAACAAGACCGCAGTGACTGCAGCGGCGATGGTCTACAAGGGCTCCATTCTTGCTTCTGGTGCAAAGTTTACCGGCGGCGACCTCCGCTTCTCACGCTGGAAGGGGAAGCAGGGCCCGAGGCTCGGAGCAGGCTTCGAGGTCACCGGCAAAATCAACGCTACAGCCCTCATCGAGGCGAAGCCGATGGGCATCTGGAAGGTCCTAGAGTTCGGCTCGCCTGCACACGTCATGACTCCGAAGTCAAAGCGACGAGCCGGGGCGAAGGCTCTGCACATGGGAAGCGGCCCGCTCTTCTACGCCCGAGTCAACCATCCAGGCCGCAAGGGCACGAACGCCTGGACCCTCGGATCAAAGGCCGGCGAGCCCGGCGCAATTCAGGCCTACAAGCGGACTCAGATCCTCGCCCTCGCAGAGGCCAACTGAGTGCGCGTTCTGCTTGTCCATCCCGGCCCGAGCTTCTCGGTTCAGGATGTTTACGACGGATGGGCTGAAGGCTTCGAGACTCTCGGTCACGAGGTCGCCCATTACAACCTCGGCGAGCGCCTGACGTGGGGCGGGATAGCTCACCTCTCCAAGACCGACGGGACATTCATCCGAGCGTTTAACGAGCCCGAGGACGTCTATCAGTTCGCTCTCAGCGGCTTGTCTCAGTCGGCCTTCTATTGGTGGCCGGATCTGATCGTCTTCGTCTCCGGCTTCATCTTGGACCCGCAGTTCATCGCAGTCTGTCGCAGCCGTGGAATGAAGACGGCCTGCATCTTTACAGAGTCGCCCTATGAGGACACTCGCCAGATCTCAGCCGCTTCGACCTTTGACGTCGTAGCGCTAAACGATCCGACCAACCTGGCACAGTTCCAAGAGCTGACGAATGCCATCTATACGCCTCACGCCTACCGGCCCTCGGTTCACTATCCCGGCGAGGTCAGCATCGAGTCTCGGGACTGCATCTTCGTCGGCACTGGCTACCCGTCGAGGGTCGCCTTCATGGAGCGATGTGACTGGGACGGCATCGACCTCGGCCTCGCTGGCAACTGGCAGAACGTCCCGCAGTCACTCACCGAGCGAGTCGTTCATGACGTCGAGGACTGCATCGACAACTCCGACACCGCCGATCTCTACCGCCGAAGCCGAACCTCATTCAACCTCTACCGCACCGAGACGAACGGCGACGTCTCCGACACTGCTGAAGGCTGGGCCGTTGGGCCTAGAGAGATCGAGCTCGCAGCTTCTGGATGCTGGCAAGCTCGCCAGAGCCGAGGCGAATCAGACGAACTCTTTCCGATGCTCCCGACCTTTACCAGTCCCGAGGAGCTCGGAGAACTCATCCGGTGGGCACTAGCTCATCCTCAAGAACGGGCGGCGCAGGCTGCTCTAGCAAGAGCGGCGGTCGCAGATCGCACGTTCCCGAATAATGCCCGGCAGCTAATCACGGCGGCCGGATTCTAGTCAACGAAAGAGAGGCCATCTCATGGCAGCAGTATCAGGCAAAAAAGGTAGATTGCTGGCGGACGTAACGCCCACAGGCATCGGAGCGGCCGTTCCGGTTGCACTCCTCAAGGACTGGTCACTCGACCTCTCCACCGATAACACGGATGTGACAAGCTTCGGCGACTCCGTTCATGTTTTTGTGCCCGGAATTCCTTCAGCAAGCGGAAGCTTCTCGGGCTACTTCGACACCGCCGGCGCGCAGTTCGCTGTCGCCACAAGCGTCGCCTCTGGCCGGAAAGTGTACTTGTACCCAAACTTCACCGACAACGCTTCGCTCTACTGGTTCGGCACTGCTCACTTCGACATGAGCGTCAGCACCGCCGTAGACGGAGCCGTCGAGATCAGCGGCAGCTTCAACGCCGCCAGCGCCATCACGAGCAGCACGGGCATCTAGGTATGGCTGACGAGTGGGCCGTCAACACACCTAGCGGACAGATGAGACTGGCGGACTTTACGCTCGACCAGCTCGTCGAACTCGAAGCGGACTGCGACGAGCAGTGGTGGCAACTGCTCAGCAGTCCGTTCCGATCCGCGCGTTCTGCGAAATACATCTATCGCTCGGCTTGCGCGCAGATGGGCTGCGAGCCCGAGGTGCTGACCGTGCGGACGATCACGGACGTATTCGTCCAGGTACCCGACGATCTTCCAGACACCTATGGCGGAGGACTCCCAAAAGCGGAGGACGATCCATCTCTACCGACCAGTGGATCGTCTTCGGAGCAGCCAGCTTCAACTGGACCCCAGCCCAAACCCGAAGCCTGACAGTGAGGGAGCTCCAGCTCCTGAGCGAGTCGATGTCAAGCAGATGATTACAGAGGAGGGCCCGTCATGGCGTTAATGGAAAAGCTGCAGATGCTCATTACTGCAGACGCAGGCGGGGCGATCCGAGAGTTTAAGAAGGTCGGCAACACAGCCGACAAGGACCTCGGCAAGGCGACAAAGAGCATCGACCGCATGTCCTCGAAGATGATGTCGCTCGGCTCGGGCGCTGTCGTCGGTGCCATCGCCCTTGGCGCTGGCCTTGCTTCGTTAGCAAAGGATGCCTCCGAGGCTGAGCACCAACAGCTCAAGCTAAACAACTCGATCAAGAACTCAGATCAGGCCTTCGCCGGCAACGGCAAGGCGCTCAGGGATCAGGCCTCGGCGCTCATGAAGGTCACCGCCGCAGACGACGACGCCATCGTCTCGGCTCAGGCGCTCATGGTTCAGTTCGGGAAGAGCGAGGACGAGGTCCTGAGTTTGACCCCCCTCGTCGTCGACCTCTCGCGCAAGCTTGGCGTGGATCTGGACACAGCTTCAAAGGCCGTGAGCAAATCAAGTGAGGGCAGTTTCGGGGCCCTAAAAAAAATGGGCGTGGTTGTTACAGATTTAGGCGGAGGGGCGACCGCAACTGAGAGCACCATCGCAGCACTCAGCTCGACCGTCGGAGGCTTCGCCGAGGCGGAGGGGCAAACATTCGCCGGCCAGCTTGAGATCATGAACAATAAGTTCGGCGAGTTGCGCGAGTCACTTGGGGCGGGAGTGCT